TCTACTACCTTCTTAGTGCCAAAGAATGTACGCATAATGTTTGGCAACATAAATAAAACTGTATCTCTAACATCGGTAGAAATAAATTCTGATTGTAAGGTCGAAGTAGCTTCAGGTTCATTACCAAGATAATACTCAGTTGACTCTGCTCTCTCTTCTCCGACTTGGTGGATGAAGTCTTTTGCATCATCCATCTCAGATTTAATTACACCGACTAAATCGATCATGCTTGATTCTTCTTCAACTTGCATTTCGATTTCTGCTTCGATTTCTTTAACTTTCTTTTCTGCCATATAAAATTATCCCACTCTAAATATTCTGGACTTCAGAGGTTTCTTGAAATTATAACCGAAATGCGCTCCGCTTCCACTAAAACTTGCGGCACTACTTGCCATGGTCAAAGCAAGTGCATCGGCTTTGTCGGGTGATTTAATTCCACGCTTACGCATTTCGTCTTTTGATTCTATTTTTATTTTGCCACTTGAGGTATATTTATAGAGAGGCGCAGCCAATTCCGAGGCAAGCTCATCATTTTCAGGAAGTCGGCAATTACGCTGCGCCAGCCAATCTTTTACTGCAAACCAAAGTTCTGCTCTTAAATTCAAATAGTTCTTTTTAGTCGCGGGCGCTTCCGCCACGTTCACCCCGCGCACAGGGAGATTTTGCTCTGCGAGGCGATCGACTACCCCTGATCCGAGTCCAATCACATCGACCAAAATTTCCGAAGGTTGTTCAATCGCAGTTGAGTCGTCAAATTTATTTTTCACCGCACCGCAAAGTTGCATTAAGTCCATGGAGGGGAAGGTAACGATGTCGAGAACTGTATTGCCTTGGCGCACACACAGCGCGGAGTTGTCGCCACCGAAGCGGGCAACGTCAAGTCCCCACACGATCGGTGCGCTCGCGCTGAGGGCTACATCTCTACCCATCGCGGATCTAATCAGTTCCATTGGTACAACAGTATCATCGTCCGCGCTTGGAAACTCTCCCATTACTTCCACGCGCGAAACAGTTGAATCCTCTCCGTACTGTTCAATCATCTTTTGGAATAATTCTTTATCTGTACCTTCGACATCGCGAGAGTCAATCTGCTCAGTTTTCCAGAAAGCTCGTTTGGAATGGAAACTGTCGTAGAACGGCCCTGTGTTTCTTCTAGGGTTAGAGAAGGTAAACCAATACCTATTGGTAGTGGGTTCGGAAAAGAATCCCTCAGAAACGCTGTATATGGGCGCTGGGATACCTGAAGCCTCATCCATAATTAAACAAACACCATATGAGGAGTGAATACCTGCAAACGCATCTGGATTTTCTTCAGACCATAGTTGCGCTTGTGCGTAGTAATATCCTGTATCTATTTTTAGATCGCGCACTAAGGCTTCTTCAAACCATTGTGCTGGTTTTATGGTGGTCGCTGTTTTTGCAAACCAATGTGAATGTATGGATAGCGTGAGCCACTTTCCTAATTCAGCCCATGTTCTACTTCTAAGCTGTTGTTCGGTGTTAGCAGTTACGATTATGGTTGAACCAAGTCTGGTTGATAGCATCCATAAAATAATCCAAGCGACTAAGGCTGATTTACCAATACCACGACCAGAGGCAACTGCAAGCCTAAACATTTCAGGCATATCAATCGCATTGTTTCTTTGGATGTGTATTGAAATTTCCCGCAAAATTTTTTCTTGCCACTTCCTTGGCCCATCAAAATGCTCAAGGGGGGTGTTAGGTTCTCCCCAAGGGAACACAAACTTTACAAAATTTAATGGATCATCTTTGATGTTTAATGACCAAATAGAGGTCATCAATTCTTTTTCTTCTTTCGGACTATATTTCACTTTCTAAAAAATCAACAAAAAATTATTTCATTAGTTTATATATACATACACCCGCGTAGGTGGTTGACGGGGGGGTTGCTCGGAGAGTTAGAGCAATAGGCATCCGTCAACCTTTGCGCGCTAGATATACAGTAAGGGAGATAATGAGATTCAGCGCGCATACTTGCCTTTATTTATTCCTTGTCCTGTTTCTTTTGTAGGAACTGACCCTTATTAATACTTACAGGCTCACTCTTGCCCTCTATTATTCTATGATTTGCATTTTCTATAACTTCGGCAAGGCTAAACTTGTTTTCTACTTGTTGAACATCCGCCCAGGGATTGCCCGCTTCTTTTCCTTTATTCTTTAAAAAGAATATTTGAGCGCTGACAGATGGATCACGGCCATTTTTACCCGTAGCGGAATCAAAAAGAGCTGAACTGACTTCTGTAATGCTTTTTATCTTTCCACGCCTTATATACTGTTCAATATTAGCAAATTCTTTTTTACGGCGTTGTAGCGTACTCACAGAACAACCAAAAACAGCTTTACATAAAGACTCTTCGGAGAATCCCAAACCAGCGAGTCTTTCAGCTTCTAAAAGTTGATCTTCTGTAAAAGTGATCTTTTTTCTACCTGGTTTACCTTTTTTTTGTTCCATAATTGGATTTAATTGGTCTTTTTTAGATGTGTTTAAACTCTCCATATATCACGATTCTATAGGATTTATCATTATTACCCTATATATAAAACATACTTTTTTATTATCAAGTGTTGCATTGTGTATTATTATGTGCTGTAATGTACTCATTAATTATTCAGTAAAGGAGAAAAATATGAATACTAAAAACTTAACATCTTATTTATCGGGCGGTATTGAAAAACATACGGACGGATCATTTACCATCTATGGTTATATAGATAACAAAGATGGTGAAGAAGTAGCAATGCACAAAATGAGATACTTTGATTATTCAATTGGCGATGCTATAAGAATGTTCAAGATTGATCTTGAAGACCTAACAAAGTTATTAGAAGAGAATAATATCTTAACTAATGATTCCTGGATTAGATTCGGTCATACCATATGATCTAACCAACCCCCCACCACATAGGCGCGTTTTATATGCGCCTTTCGTGGTATAAACAATTCATTTTATAAAAGGAGATAAAAATATGAATAATAAAGAAAGAATGTATCAAGCAATAGACCAACATGGTCAACGCTTAAATAATATGTTTAGTACTAATTTAGATAATGTTGCTTTATGCAAGAAATTATTTAGATTAGAAAATAAAGCCCATTCATTAGCTGAATCATACTGTAATGGATATATTCAATATGAAGAGTTTGACAAAGAATCAGACGATTTATTAGAAAAGGTGGCATCTATTCTAGGGACTGACCTTGATATATATATGATTAATGGCGATCCAAGAGGATACGCTTTTAAATTCACTCAAAAGTTCACCAATGAAAACATAGAAAATATGTATCGTGATTTTGGCGGTTATGGAATTGTAGCGCCTGATTTTAGAACGGAGCTTGCATAATGAGTAGGGATTTAATTATCGACATGCAAATAAGCATCAATGTATCTAAAGACTTCAATGAGAAGTTGCACAACATGACCAATGAAGAATTGGGAGAATATATAAGTAAATCATGCTTTAGGAACAACAAAAGATTCTTGATGAATTACCAAGTAGTAAATGGTGATGCTAATAGATTTAAACAGGTTGATCTTAATGAATGGTTTAACAACCTTAAACAACAAGATAATTATTATCTTAACGAGGTGCAACAATGAAAGATTACATCAACCACCGCCCACAGTTAACCAACAAAGAAAAGCGCGATCTTTTAAATAAGTTTAGCGCGGATCTATTCATGGGCTTTATGACTATGTTTATCATAGTTTCAATGGCTCTACTTATATTTGGTTTAGAGGTGCAAAGATGAATAGAGGATGTTGCAACGAGTGTGGCTATAAAGCTGATTACATTATTGATAAAAATAATTGTGAGGCTAACGGCTACGAAGACTTAAACCAAGTACCACATGACAAAATGTTATGCGGTGCGTGTTATGAGGAGAACGAAGATGATATGTGATTACTGTCAAGAATATGACCTAAAAGAATATCTATCAGCAGACATTCGACCATATACTCAATTCTGTTCACATGCTTGCATAGAGAAACATAAGCAAGATATTGCCAATGGCGAATGGGATAATCATGAGGGTGAAAACTTACGAAACGAATATGCAAAAGATATTAAAAATAATTGGAGAGATTTAGATATAACTAAGGATAGCATAATATGACACAGCACATTGACAAGTTACAAAAGCGCAAGAATGAGCTTATCGATGAGCAAATGGATAAACAAATAACATCAATCTATTTGCAAGTAGATAAGCGCAACCCAGGTGCGGAAAACTATATGAGAACTACCTACGCAAGTGGGAGAGAAGTTACACACAATAAAAAAGATTGGCGAAGTGTTAAATACAAAGAGCCAATGCGTAGATGGGTTTTTAGGAAAATGTTTAATAAATGACCGATTTGCTATGGCTGCCGTTGTTCCTCCTTTTACTTTTATTCATATCAACGGCAGTTGTAGCTCTTTATTTAATTTTATTTAACGATGGGTAAGCTAAGACAATGGTTCCGCATTTGGTTAGACAGACAAGTAGAGAGATCATTGCAACGCCAAGCAAATAGAATATTCAAAAGATCATTAAAAAAAAGACAAAGGCATAACCAATGATTACCAAAGGCGAAAACAAATACACTTTTAAACAGTATGCGCGGAAAGAAATAAGCAATTACTTAGAAGGTTTATTTGATAACCCAGGCAAACATATACCAAATTTTGATAATCTTACTTTTAACCAACAAGAACAAGTATTAAGACATATCAGCTTATTTGAAGATCGGATTAAAAAACTTATAGGGCAACCCATAGATGAATGAGGCAGAGGAGAGGATCATTCAAGCATTAAAGCAAGAATGGAAAAAAATGAACAAGGATCAACTAATAGAGTTATTACTTTATTATGTGAGGCCACACACTAAACCAAGATCAAAAAACGAAGGGAGATAAAAATATGGCGAAGGAAATTAAACCAACAATGTCTAATGACCAATTAGATTTAATCTATCACCGATTAGAAAATGTTTTCAACACTTTAGTTGATATGAACATTGATATGTTGAGGGATTGGCTTGCAGAGGGAGATATAAAAATGTTGATATATACACTTGAGCCAATGAGAGAGTTATCCACAGCTATGGATGAGATAAACTTTTACCTTGATAGGAAGTAATACAATGATTAATTATCCAGGCGGATGGTTTGATGAGGAACAATTACCAACAAGAAAGGAGAAACTATGACTTTTGAAATGGCGGAATACACAAATAATTGTCATCTAAGAGATAGCGGATATGTGGGCGAATTACCCTACGCGGATAAAAATACATCCATGCAAACACCTGAGGGCGATTGGCTACTCAAAGATAGCCAAGGACATAAAATCGCGGTGATATCCAAAGATGGGAAGGTGATAGGATGATTGAAAGCCTAACCATAGTAGTAGCAAGCGCACTACTAATACTTATTATTATCTTTGACGATAACTTTCCTGATTGCTAGTTTGGGCGAGGGCCACTAATCTTTTCCCCCTAAAAGATGGCCCAACCCCACCAAGAGATAATGTTTTCTACCACGCGCCTGCGACTTCCTTAACCTTTTGCGCTCATTCTCTAACACAATCCAAATAATCTCCTTCTCCGCAAGCTCCTGCACGCACCTGCCTGCGGTCTTGCGATTGATCCCTGCCATCTGATAATAATAATTAATCGCATCATGGCTGCTCATCGTTTCCCACCGATAGCGCTCAACCAAAAAGAATAAGAAATACTTAGCACCAATGGTTAAATCCCTCCTCGCGCACACGCTACGATACCACTTCCACAGCACGCGCCTTAGTTTCGCAAAGTCTTGATACTCTTTCACCTCGCGCAAGCGCACGAGCGCACTCGTACTCGGATCATCAATCTCCGTTGCTACAA